GTCGCCCCGCCCCCCCCCCCCCGAGGGGGGGCCCCCACCCCCCCCCCGCGCCACTTGCGCGGCAATACGAATACCTTTCACGAAATCGTCTGCGTTGGTGGCTTCGCAAATTTCTAAGCCTTCCACATAACCATTACCGTTACCCACCTGGTAGCAGAGACGATCGTAAGGTACGGTGTGGTAGGCTTCCGTCCAGTCGGAGACCAGATGCACAGCATACTCATAGTTGCGACTCCATAAGCTCACATGGTTAGCCGCGGTCGCACCCGGGTTAGCAGTCGAATGGACACAAAAAAAGGAGGCTGATAAACCTCCATGCCCATTATTAACAATTCTCTCCTGAATAATACTCATACACTATTCTCCCTCTCCTGTAGACGCGCTTGCCGCGTGCTTGCCTTCACGAGTGCTAGATGGTACAACACTTGCGGGGGTTAACGTGTCGGTCGCACCCATGCTCGCAATACTGGTAAGCACACTAATCAGTGCTGCCATAGCAGTAACTGACAACACGTTTACCCAATCCACCGTAAGCAAACCCACAGCCCCCGTACCGAGCACGCCGATAGCAGCCTGTGCTGCCGTCTTAATAGCACGTTCGATAGTGTCATACATAAACTCGCGTGTGAAATGATTCTTCATAACCTTTTTCTCCTTAAGCCTTTTCTTTGATTGATAACAATGCGCTTCGAACGCCTACCATGTCGTTTATTTATCCACGCTCAACCCCTCCCTCTCCGCCACCCGTTCAATAGCAGCCCTAATCTCATCAGGAAGTTTCGGCTTCGGATGTTCATCCATCCACGACTCATCAAGAACCCCACATAAGCCGCCGAGCCAATGCCCAATCGCACGCACGTACGCGGTCTTCACATTGTCGCTCTGTTCCAACTCGTAAAGCTTCGCCTCTACCTGCCTCCGCTGGCGTTGTTCAGACGACGCCAAATGACTCAACTCCCCCACACGCTTATCCGTTTCTGCGAGCTGTTTACGCAGCTCACCTTCTAACTCTGCTTGTATTTTTTCGGCAGACGCAGCATTGTTCGCTTGTGTGGCTCGCGCAGTACTGTAGGCGACCGCGAATGAGACAATTCCGGTAATCAATGCGACGATGATATTGTCGAGCGCAATAGGCGCTAAGGGAAACACCATATAATACACCTCCTAAAATTTTTATATGGGACAGTCTGGGACACTTTGGGACGAATGGGACAAAACACGGATAAAAACTTGAACAAATGGGATAAATTCTTGGACACAAGAAGCGTAACCTCGATTATCGGGTGAGTAATGCTATGCCGGTACACGTGAAGGTTATAGCAGTTCCATACCTTGGTGAGGTTATCACGCTCACGCGCGTAGGCAATATAGTCTTAGCGAATGGTAATGTGAAGTTTACGCAGGGCGGGCAGCAGGATTATTCCACGGCTAATGAGACTATTCCTGCAGGATACCGTCCTACAAACGCGAATACGCCTATTATTTGCGGTAATATCAACTTCAGCTTACTTGCGGATGCTCAAGGCAAGATTACTATGTTGGGCGACCCTGCCAGCGCGTATACGCCTATGCATGGCATGTGGATTACAAGCGACGCGGTTTAATCCGGCATAAGATCGTGCGTAATCCACGATGCGCCGATATGCACCCACCCGTAAGCATTTCCAAGTAAAGTTATCGTCCCGTCCGGCTTGACAAGCATATCCATTTTTTGATTGCCACCCCACGAAACGGACATAGGGGCGGTCGGTCGATAGCCTGCAGGGATAGCCTCATTCACTTTGAGGTTACCCGCATTTTGAACATTATCGCACGTACCTTGCCCGCCCAAGGTTACGATATTACCTTCGCGGGTAAGCGTATACGCGCCGCCAGTCTGATATGGCAAACGCACAGTAGTACTTTTCGTTGCCTGTAGGCTAGTTACCCGAGATTCCACATTACGTAAATTATTCTCCACAGAAGTCAGCTTTGTATCAAAGCTATCCATCATCATAGAAGTTGACGGTAACTGTTTCACACCATCGGCGAGTACACATTGCAAAGTCGTACCCGACCAATTTAACCGCAATAACGGTTTATACGATTCAGCAGGGAGAGTATTCAAATCAAGCTGTTTCACAGACGGCGCCTCCGCTATGCCTGTCGTACGAATACCTTTCACACAAACGAGCTCAACCGACTCCACACCAGTGGACTTATCACACTTATAGTGTAGGCAAATTAAATCAATACGGTTATAACCGTTCTGTCCAATATCAGAAGTAATCGTCTCCGCATTCATGATGCTAAAACGGCGACCATCAACCAGCCAAAAACTCATAGGGATAATAACATTATTCCCCACCGTATTCACGGTAGGGAATTTATCATCAAGTTTTAACAGGAATGTGCCTGTGCCTGTAAGCCCTGTTTCCACGTAGCCAACTTCGCGAGCAGTCACATTCATCGTACCTGTATGCGAATCAATTAAATTCACCATAAACAACCACTCCCCTACTACTTACTCTCAACGCTCGCCGTTGAACCATACGCCTTAATAATCGCTTCAGACGCGTCCTTATTCGTCAACAATTGCTCCAACTGATTCTTCAACCCCTGAGACGCCTTATCCGTTTCCGCAAAACATTGAGGACAAAGAATGATTTGGATATCTTGACCATTCAAATCCAAATAATGCGCGTAACGCCAAGGAGTTTGAAGCTTATTCAAATCAAGCACGCTACCATTGTTCGCGCGCGCAATATCCATACGCTTACACCTATCACAAATCATCTTATAATAATTATCAAAAATAGCCATAAAATTTTATCCTTCCACTAGCTATTCCATCGTCACCGACAGCGAGAGCACACCATCGGTCACCTTAATAATTTGTTTAGCAACATTCACTGCGAGCGCGTCACCCGAGTACACGTCGTAGGCGATAACCTGATCTAAAAAGTCCAAAGTTAAACGCGATTGGTTGTTCAATGAGACCGTGACTTTTATGCCTGTCTGGAGGTCTTGAAGTTTTTTAATAGCGGCGGCTTCGAGCTTACTCATTTGAGCTTCCGCTTTATCCAATGCCGTCTCTTGGACTTCTTTGCGCCGATTAGTTGTGTCTTCGATGGATTTTTTTCGGTTTGCTTCCGCTTTTTGTGCGGCCGCTAACGCACGTTGAGCTGAAGTGACTGCACGTTGCGCCTTATTCCACGCAGTCTTAGTCTTTCTCGCCTGTTCGCGCAGTATGCGAGCAAGCTGAGTCTTACCAGGATTCTGTGCAACCAACGTGTTAGCATTCTCATACGCATGTTGAGCATTATCGCGCTCACTTATCCGCGTATTCAGCAGATTCTGCCGTGCTTGCACGTTGCGTTGTGCGTCCGCTAACTTTGATTCAGCCAGGCTAAGCTTACTGTCGAGTTTTTGTATTTGAGCTGACTTTTGCGCTGTTGTCTCCGCGACAGTCGCATTCTTCGTATCCTGCTCAAAAAAATACACGACCTCATCAATACCGCGATAATACTGTGTAGTGGTGATTTCACCTGTATTATCAATGTAATAATGAAGGATAGTTGGCGATTCCAGATTCTCTACGCTACCCATAACAAGATGATTCGGGTTCTTCTTCTTTTCCACTGTCACATCAAGTTGCGCAGTATTGACGCGTGAGTCAATGACTGTCGGCTCAACCAAGCCGATAGTAAGCTTACCTCCCACACACGTGAAGACCGGTTTAAGACCATTCGTCTTACACAAGCCGATGAGTCCTTCCCACAGGTCGGTGAACCGATCGAAAGTGTAATCCACAATCACATCAGCACATTCCCCCACCGTAAAAATAGAGGATAAGCCTACGCGAGAGAGAAGAGAGGAGAGAATGCTCGCTGGAGTATCCTTCACTTGCACGAAATCATCCTCTTCCAAAGGAACGATAAGCTTGCTCGCGAGCACGCCAGACAAGGTTCTACCGTTATAAATGCGCGTGGGGAAACCGTTGACAGTCTGTTGCTTCACGCCGTCAATAATGCCTGCGTAACCTGTGCCGACAAGGTAGAACCATTGCCCGTTTTCGAGCATGTAATCATCATGCAAAGCCAATGCGAAGTCGTTCTCATCGTTGCCTGTAGCGTAGTCCAGATTGTAATCATTGACCGCACGAACAGGTTGACGATTCTCATCACAGATAATCAGTTGAGCGTATTCCACGGTAAACCGCTCCTCTCTTCATAGAGAATCACATCGAAACTCATATTCGCACTATAAGAAACATCCATAGGGCCCGGTGTGACTGGTTCAAAAATGTAATCACCTGAACCGAGACCATTACCAATATGAGCAAGATGGAAGATGTCTTCCATCGCCCCGTCTTTGTTTGTTAATGTGACAGTAGGAGGCTCACTAATCGGGTTCACCGTCACGGTAGCGCCATCAGGCACCGTTACGTCAACCTGGTAATTGTTCCCGTTAATCAGAATCGACGGATTCGTTACCGGGCCATAGAAACGTAAACCCAATGGAGTATCCGATTCGACTTGAGTATCAAAGACTGGCGTAGATAAGTCGAGAGAATAAGCGTGCGGATATCCATGCGGGTAACCAAGATAGCCGAAGTTCATAGATAAAGCGGACGCGGCGACAGGAATCACATTCTTCACTTTTTCAAACCGCCAACAACCATCAAGCAAAACCACGGTAAACGTAACCTGTTGCACATGCGGTTTAACGAGTCCATCAGACTTACTATCCACAATATAAGCTGCTTGCTGCCACGTGTTATTGACAAGCAATCGGCCTGGAGTGTGGTTCGTGAAGTCTGCTTCCGCTAGACGCGCGAAATCATCCAACGCGTCTACATCGCGACTCGTCACCGTCATTTCATACGCTTTAGCTTTACGCATCGCATTCGTCACGCGCCGTCCTGTAATCTCATAATCCCACGCGCTTACGCGCATAGGATTGAGCTGGTTGACACGTAAGGCTCGCGTATTCAAATCGAAAACGCGAGCCTTATTCCCTGTTGTATAAGTAAGAGTACGCATACTATATATACTTCCTTACCATTCTGCCCATTTCGCGGTCGTCCAGCATAATACTGGTATTCATCAGAGCGCGCGCGAGAACGCTAATATCATCACGGAGCTGTTCAATCTTGCCCGTTAACGGCGATAAATCATTCGGAACAGTAATAACCGTAGAAACAGACTGTGCTTTTTGCACGAGCCCGCCTTCAGCATACTTACCATAATTCAACTGATTCAAATAACCCACACCATACTTACGTACAGTCTTCGCCGTCATCACATATTCACCGTTAGACAACATCGCAGGAATACTATCTGACGTGCCTGTACCGGGACCAATAACAAGACCACCAGTAGCCCTATGTTGCTGACCCGAGACGCCAACATTCACATTGAACACGCTTCCGAGAATACTATTCATAGTGTTCCAGAAGCCGCCTGCGTTAGCACCAACCTTCACCGTCTTATCCGCGATTTTCGCATCATCAACAGCCTTCTTCGCCGCCTTAAACTCACCATTATTACCACTAATCACACCGGTTTTCTTATCAATCGTCCACCCATTAGCCGCGGCAATCTTCTGCCAATACTCACTATTATCGCCAAGCAGTTTACCGGTCTTTGGATCGATTTTCGCGCCTTGCGCGATAGCCATAGCAATATCGAACTGGTTCTTATCCAACGTGAGGTTGCCGTTCTTTGGTGGAATCTCCAAGCCAAGCACTTCAGCGATAGCTGCTTTCGCTTCCTGATTATCACCGCTAATCACGAACTTCTTCGGATCCTTCGTGTCTTGCGCGACTTTCAGGTTCAATTCGTCTATTGCTTGGTTTGCTTGGTCGATTTGCGCTTCAACCTTAATCTGCTGGTTCTTAGGAAGCTTATTCAAGCTATCCACCAAGTCGTTGACAGAGGAGCGGGTTAATCCGTATTTTTGAGCAAGCGCTTGCGCATCCTGCTGGCTCATACCCATGCGTTGAGCCACATCAATAAACGATTGACCCATCGAGTCCAGCTTGTCGCCAAGCTCTTGACTGCTGGCTCCGTTTTGTGCCATAGCTTTCGCATTCGACATGGCTGCTGAAGCTAACGACTGCAAATTATGCAGATTAGCGCTACCTTTTTCAGTGGTCGCGTCAAGGTTCGCACCATTCTGTTTTAATCCGTCGTTGGCGGCGCGGATGCTGTCTTCCCATTTCAAATTCGCTTCATCAGCGTTTAAAGCGAACCCGTAATAGGTTTGCAAAGCTTCAACGACTTCGTTTAATGCGGTCGCTTGAGCGTCCACACCCTTATTCGTCGCACCGAAGGCTTGAGCCAGAATATCACTCGCTTTCGCTGCCTGAGCCGTCGCATTCGCATTATCCTGAAGCGCATCCGTTAACCCTGCTTGAGCTAAGCCAGCTTTAACCGACGCCTTCTGTTGAGCTTCCTGAGCAACAGCATTATCCTTAATCGCTTTCTCCGATTCCTTAAAAGAGTCACGCGCCTTACTCGCCTGCTCCGCGAGAGAGCTAAAAACAGTGTAGCTACCATCATCGGATGTCTTAGCAGACTTCACTAACTTATCAGAAAAAGCTTTATACGCTTTATCGCTACCCGTGACAGCGTCTGTAAACTCTCGCTGGCTTACACCTGCTTTCTTTAACGCTTCAGTAATATTATTTAACCCAGTAATCGACTTCGCATCATCACTCCACAGGTCACTACTATTGTTTTTAATAGCGCTACCTAATGCGGCGGCCGCATTGGCACTCTGCTTAAAACTATTCGTCAACGACTCCTGATGAGCTTTCGCTTCCTGCGACTTCTGCGCCAAAAAATTTAATCCGACAGCAGCCGCCGTGATAGCAATACCCCACGGGCCACCCATAAGACTCACCAGGCCACTACCAGTATTCTTTAAACCGCTCATCACTTTCTGGCCGCGAGTAACCGAATTACTCATGCCATCAACGCTAATACCAACGCCTGTGGCGGCGGAAAAAATATCCTTAAACCCTGCAGATAAAGCTGGAGTCGCATCGCGCAAACGTTGCATCGGGTTAATCACGCTATTCAAAACAGACGCCGACTTACCGCCATTCTGCGTAAAGCTAGTCATGACACGATCCAACGCGGCGAAACCACCAGCAAGCCCAGTAGTGAGAACAATACCCTGCTGTACAGGAGCAGGCAATGCTCCAAAACCGTTAATCAGCCCAGTTAAACCTTGCGTGAGACCACGGAGAGGGCCGTTAGCGCCCTGACCAATCTGAATAAATACTGTTTCCAGCGAACCGCCAAGCTGTTCCACATCACCAGCAAGATTATCCGTCAACTGGCTAGCCTGCTGTTGCGCATACCCATTCTTATCAATCTCTTTCGTATACTTAGATACGCCTTTAGCACCAGCCTCATAGAGAATATTCGCGGCTTTCATACCCGCATTCGTAAAAATACGATTCATCGCCTCGTTACGCTCAGCCTCCGACAAATTACCCATCTTGTCATGCAACTGACCAGCAAGCGCGCTCATGGAAATAAAATGCCCGTTACTGTCATACATGTTCAAGCCTAGCTCGTCCATCGCTTTAGATGCGGCGTTAGTTGGCGCGGCTAACGATTGAAGCATAGCGTTCAACTCAGTACCCGCTTCACCGCCGACTTTACCTTTAGCCGCCATAAGCGTGAGCGCACCCGTGACTTCTTCCACATGCATACCCAACTGGTGAGCGTTCACGCCTACATTATTTAATGCTTCGCCAAGGTCGCCTACGCCACCTTGCGCCGCGTTCGCACCAGCAGCCAACAAGTCAGCCACATGACTCGCTTTTGAACCTTCCAATCCGAACTGGTTGAGCGTGCTTGCTGTCAATTCCGCCGCTTCAGCGACATCCATTTGACCGCTCGCCGCCAAATTCAAGGCACCATTCAAACCGCCAGCCAGAATATCCTTTGTCGATACACCAGCCTTACCCAATTCATTAATAGCGTTAGCTGATTCAGTCGCCGAGTATTGTGTACGAGCACCAGCATCAATAGCCGCCTTCTTCAACGCGTCAAAAGACGCAGTGCCACGCTCAGACACATTCGCCGACACGCCACTCATCGCCTGGTCAAATTGAGTATACGCTTGCACAGCTTTCACTCCCCAAGCCAACGAGAGCGCGCCTGCACCGATAGCAATACTCGAAAGTACGCCTTTAACCTTCGCGCCTGTAGACGCGCTGGAATCAAGGGTTTTACCGAATTGTTGAGCTTGCGTGGAAGCGGCCGCTAACTTCGTCGTATAGCTAGACGTATCCGCGCTAATCTTTAAGACAATATTCTCACTAGCGGCCATACCTTACACCTTCCACTCTTAATTTATTTATCGTCGTTCACGATTTCATACTCATACGGGACAAGACGCGTCAATCGTGAATTCGGAGCGTCATCATCCTTATGATTCTTCTGATACGCGCGCATACGCTCTTCGCGCATGACTCCCACATAACACGTTTCAATATCCGCGTACGCGAAAATATCCTTTACCTTATCCTTATCATGACAAAATTCAGGATCTAGCCCACATACAGGGCATACGTGCTTGCTTTCGTACTGTTCGAGTACGCGCCACCAGTCGCGCTCTGTTTCGTCCCACTCGATGATGTCGTTTCCTGTGGGTGTCCATCCGTTGAATCTTTTGAAGCTGATACCGATTTTCCGGCAGATACGTAAATCTCTTACAGTGTCGTCGCTGAATCGGAGATTATCTGCCCAATCTCTTTTGGGAGAACAGTGCTCGGGTTGTTCAAATTCTGGACGGCAGTCATAATATCAGCGAGCTGGCTATCGGATAATTCAGGAAGAATCGCCAACACGTCAGCTACAGGCACATCAGTACCGTTCTTGAAATTCGCCGACTTCAACATGTCCGGCAAAGCCAGTATCGCCTGCTCAGGCAAATCAGTAAGATACGTACCATCATCCTGAGCGACAACCGTTTTCAACGTGATTTGACGCCACTGCGATGACGGTAACCCAGTTAAGTGCAGAACGACGGTGCTATCGTCACATTCTTGCTTCGTCTTCTTCATACGTTCGTAGGCATCGGCAAGCTCCTGCGCTTGCTCCGCTTCCTCAAAATCAGTAATACCTGATACAGGTTTACGCGCTTTCAAATTCAAATAATTATTCGCCGCGTCAACAGCCTTCTGCATCGCCGGCATATTCGTAATCAACTCCACATCCGCCATAGGGCGAGTCAAAGTCAACACCATAACAAAGCTCCTTCATAAAATGTTGCTCCTTTACTTTTCAGGGAAGAGAGAATATTGGTGCCTCACCGATGAAGAGAGGAAGAAAGGAGCAAAGACCTCAACAGTGAGACACCAAGCATAAATTAGGCGCCAATACCAGCGCTAGACGCAACCACAGACGTACCGTCAGTAGACGTAGGGTCAGCAGAAAAGCTAATCTTTGACAACAATCGGTCACCATCAGCGGCGGACTTAATACCAATTTCTGCAGGAATAACAGACACCTTGTCGCCAGCCTTCCACGCCTCCGTAGTAGCCTTACCGCGGCGACGCACGAAGAAGCCACGCGAACCACGAGTCAACTGTTCGGCAACAAGATTATTTTCGCCAGAATCAGACGTATTCGTATTATCCACGATAGTGATAGCACCATCACCAAAGGTATCCGCACCTAGAATCTTACCTGTTGTCGCAGTGCTCTCACGATCATCATCCACACTATCCTGCGAATGGTCCAACTCCCATCCGTCAGACGTCATATATGGAGACAGTTCGATTACTGCAGTATTTTCTAGCTCGCTGATTGTTGGAGCGTTAATATCCTTAATTCCAGCAGACTCAGGTACCCACACGGTACGGAGCAAACCTTTAGAGAGGTGCGCTGGAACTTTCTTAATTACTTTTGTAGCCATAAGATTTTATCCTTCCACTTTGGCTTATATTGCATTCCACCCGAACCTCCATGCGAGAACTCGGATATGGAACACATTATTTGTTTGAGGATTCTTCAAATCGCCCGCATATGAGCCACTATCAGAATCCGGCAGAAAACGACCAATACGCACGTCACCACACGTCGCATAGTCGAGCACGTCACGGAACTTTTCACACGCAATATTGACGGATAATGCAGTATCGCCAACTACGCGCAAACGAAGAATGCCCTGCCGTAACGCGGTGTCGCCTTGCTCGCTTTCCCCTCTATCCGTGGTAGTGATAGTCACGATTACCCAAGGTGGCATCGCATTATCAGTGACGGCGGCTTCACCATCAAAAAAAAACCATCCACGCAAACGGGGAATAGATCGGA